GGAGTTGATTACGCGGGGAGCGGGAAGAGGCGGGCGGCGTTGTCGCATTCATGCAACGCGCGAGCCGTCATTTCGGCCTCGTCGCGGGCCTGGCCGTAGTCATAGAACCCATAGGCAGACTCAACAACCTCGCCGGCGGCGTTGGCTACCTCGATGCCGTAGCACTCGCCGCGCACGTAAGCGACAAAGTCCCCAAGGTCTCCCAAGACAAAGCCGGGCAAGTTTTTGTGCTCGTTAGCGATGTCGGCCGAGATCCAAGCAAAGCCCGAAGGCGCGCCAACGAGATCCGACAGATTCACCATGTCAAAAGTGACGTCGCCGTCATCGTACCGAGACAAGTAGTAGCCGTTCGGCTCGGGTTGTCCGCTTGGCGTTGCGTTGTACAACTCTTGCGAGTAGATCTCGCCGGCCTTGTCGAAGATGTACCGGGCCATTTCGTCAGTTGTGCGCGGGTTGTTAATGTCTTCGATCCTGATCCAAGGTTGCGAGCCCCGGTAGTTGTGGTGAATCTCCCATACAAGGGACCCGGCGGGGATTGTGATCCGGCGGGCCTCTTCGTTGGTGACTATGTGAAGATCAAGCCACTCACGCGGATCTTCCGGGCAGTTGTCATCTATGACGCGGGCGACGTACTCGCCTACCTTGATGTCGTAGTTAGTCATTTCTCTCTCCTACTGGCCGGCGAACACTCGCCGCCGATACCATGGCCCCCGGCCCCGGTTGCGATCCGGGCTCGGCGCGCGTGCGCCGGGGATATTGCCGTTAGCGAATAACGCGGCCCCCCTTCTCGTGAACGCGGCGGGCGATCTCTCGGCGAATCTCTGTGTGTGAGGACCCCAAAAACTTGCCTTCTTCTGAGTAGATGCCAGGATCCCCGGCAATCCGGTACCAGGCCGTAGCGTTCGTGATCTCGGCGCCATAGGTGCCCCAAACCTCTACGCCGTTGCGCGTGTGGGAGTACGTCATTAGAAAGACTCCCAAACGTGAACGCCGCCGGCGACGTCCTCGGTTACGTAGTCATACGACAATTCTCGGGCCGCGTGCTCCCAATCAATGCAAGTGTGCGGCCATTGTGCGTCCGCGTTGATCAGGCCGCATTCCTCGGCAAACTCCTCGGCGTACTCTTCGAACGAGGACCAGAACCCGCGGTAGGCGTCCCGGTGAGTTTCGAGAGTTTCGGCGTCCATCTTGTAGGACCCGCCGAAAGCGCGGATGAACGCGGCCAAAGCTTCGGCTTCGCCCTCTTCGATCTGTGCCAAGAACTCGGCGGCCTCTTGCGCAGTCTCTGGCGAGCACTCGCCGCGGATTGCGCCCGCGTAGTTCTCGTGATCGAAGACTTGCCATTCTTCATGTGCCAAAGCGTCCGGGGCGTTGCGGTGAACCGCTAGCACCCAATCGGCGTCTTCTTTGGCGTCCGCGGCGGCGGCGCCATCTACCCAAGCACCTACAAGGGCGCCATTGTTGTAGCAAGCCAGGCACCCTACCCAAGCAGCGGGGGCACCGTCCTCGGGTGAGTATTGCGCCATTACCTCGGCGCGGTTGTCATTGATAACAGTTGTCACTGTTCTCTCTCCTTGTCCCGTTCGCCTTGTGCTACTTGGTGACGGATAGGACTGTCGCGGGGTGACAGAGGAATGCAAGATATTGTTTCTAGTAGTTGCCTAGTAGTTATCTAAGAATTATCTGTGTGAGTTGCCCCGCTCATGTCACTGTGAGGGGGCATGTTCATGTCGCATTCGCCCCACAGTGGGGGCCGCCGGGGCGTGATGAGTGAGTGACGGCGCGGCAATATCGGCAGCGGGGCGGCCAAGGGACCGGCGTGGGGTGCGGGCCGCTTGGGGACCCCCCCGGCCAAAAAGTCAGATGAGGGGAAACGGCAACTACCACGGGTCACTTTTCACACACACCAAAAAATCCCCCAACTTTGAGGTCACCGGGCGACAAAAGGAATAACACCCCCTCTTCGCTATCCATTCCCCTTCCGCCAGTCCTGACTCATTCCCACTCATTCCCCCCTTAGGGGATGGGAATGAGGGAATGGGTCATCACAGGCCTCTGGACCGGCCAAGGGAATACTGCGGGAATGTTCGGGAATACGGCGGGAATGGGTCGTATGCGACAGATCCGCACCCCCGCACAGGTATCAGTGCCGGACCCAACCACCCGGCAGAAGGATACGAACAATGGCCTTTCTAGAACCGTTACCAACGGAATGCCCCAACGGCTGTGACGCTGGGTTCATTCACGTCACCAACGAGGTCTGTGTCCGCGAGGTCACAATCTTGGAAGGATCTGTCTTTTATATTCACCAAGACGGCGAATACCCCGGCGGATTCCGCGAGTCCATCGTGTGTGTGAAATGCCGCGAAGGCATCGAGTGCTCGCCTGACGACTATGTGATGGCCGGTGAAGACGAAGACATCGACGCCGCATACGAGGCCCTGATAGCGGAGTGATACTTGCACGGGGCGTGCAGTTCCGCACGGTCATCGTGCATGACAGCCACGAAGAAAACCCGCGCGCCCAAGTCCGTCAATCTGATGAAGGGCGACTGCCTCACCGAACTCAAAAAGCTCCCCGACTGTTCCATTGACAGCATCGTGACCGACCCCCCGTACGAACTAACGTCAGGACGCCCGCCTGTGGGCTTCGATCACTGCCTTCGCGGGGTCTTTCTTGAAGTCCAACTCCCACAACTCACCAACGCGGTAGCCAAGGCGCCGAAGTTCAGCAAGTTTGATCGCGAACTTCTTGACGTTGTGGGCCTGCGTCGCGTTGTGTTCGGAATAGACCCGAGGGTCGGCGTGCCAGTAGGTTCCGTTGACTTCGAGAGCAACCCCGTCTTCGAGCACGAAATCAATAACGCCGATGTAGCGGCCGCCATCACCACGGACCCCGACTTGTCGCTCATAACCGATACCAAGACCGTCAAGAACAGCGGCAACTTTGTCCTCCAACTTCGAGACACGGGACACTCGCCCTTCTGCCAAGGCTCGTGCGGTTGCGTTCGACAACTTGCGCCTGGTCTCCTCGGAGTGCCCGTAGTTATTGGCGGCTATGCGCTTCGCGACGCCTTTGGCCTGTCCGCGCCGAGCACCGACCCTTCCAGCCTCAGTGACGGTATAGGGTGCGGCGACGACTCTCTTGGAGAGGCCAGTGGAACGGCCTTTGTAGTGGCAAGCCCGGGAGCAGAACTGGGCGCCGTGCTTGCCTTTGACGTGGCTCGCGGGGCGTTCGATCTCTTTACCGCAGACGGCGCAATGAAAGGTGACGAGTCGTTCGAGCTTTTTAGCCCGCAGCTCGTAGGAACACTTTCGGGAACAAGTGGTCTGCCGACCGTGTTTGAGACGACCGGGGTCAGCCAAGTAGTTGACCCCGCAAACTGGGCACTGTCGTTCGATCACCTTGTCCTCCCTGCGCGGGTTTCATCGTTCTTGGGTGACAAACGTTCGCGCGGGGGCTTTATGGGAAAGACCTGGGACGCAACAGGAATAGCGTACAACGTCGAGATGTGGCGCGAGTGTCTCCGTGTCCTGAAGCCAGGTGGACACCTGCTGGCCTTCTCCGGTTCTCGCACCTACCACCGAATGACCGTCGCCATCGAGGACGCAGGCTTTGAGATTAGGGACCAAATCATGTGGATCTACGGCTCGGGCTTCCCCAAGTCGCTGGACGTGAGCAAGGCGATAGACAAGGGCATGGGCGAGAACCGGCAGCGCCAACTTCGCTTCACCGAGTGGATGCGCTCCACCGGCATTACAGCCAAACAAATAGATGAAGCAACGGGAACAAAAATGGGTAATCATTACACGACCCACCCGACCCAGCCAGCCATCGCCACCGCCGACCTATTCGACCTACTTCGCCCACTACTGCCAGAAGTCCCCGAGGAAATCGAACGCCTAGTAGCGGAGCGCACCGGCATTGAGTGGACTTCCTACAAGAACCGTGAGGTGGTGGGAACACGCAGACAGAGAGGAACGCCAAACGGAGTTGCTCCCTTCAATACCGCATCGTCGCCAGTCGAAGAACTCACAGCCCCCGCCACCCCCGAAGCCCAACAATGGCAAGGCTGGGGAACAGCCCTAAAGCCAGCCCACGAACCCATTGTCGTCGCTCGCAAACCCCTAACAGGAACCGTGGCTAATAACGTGCTGGAGTGGGGAACGGGTGCGCTGAACATTGACGGGTCGAGGGTGGGCTTGCAAGACGGGGAAATCAAGGTCGGCGGCTTCGGCAACGGGGGCATTGGCTTCGGTGGTGGTGACGCTTCAGATGTTGAGTGGCAAAAAGACACTAAGGGTCGCTGGCCTGCCAACGTCATCCACGATGGAAGCGAGGAAGTGCTGGCAGGGTTTCCAAACTCAAAGGGCGGTCACTGGCCTCAAACCAAGACCACCGGTTTCGGTGACTTTGGCGGTGGCTCATCGGAATACTTTGGCGCTGGGCCGAAAGACACAATAGACGGCTCTGCAGCCCGTTTCTTCTACTGCGCTAAAGCAAGCAAGGCAGAGCGCAACGCTGGGCTAGAGGGGTTGACTGAACAAATGCTGACAGGGCGTGACGAGGGGCAAGACGCTATGCAAGTGCCGTACAAAACCCGTTCCAAAGTCACCGCCAACATCCACCCGACGGTCAAGCCACTTGCCCTTATGCGCTACCTAATCAAACTTGTCACACCACCAAACGGCACTGTCCTTGACCCGTTCTTGGGTTCAGGCACAACCGCCGTAGCAGCCGTTTTAGAGGGCTGTGAGTGGATAGGGTGCGAACTCACGCCCGATTACCACCCGATTATTGAAGCCCGTGTTGAGTGGGCTAAGTCGCAGGTGGAACAGCAAACTCTATTTTAGGCAAGGACTTGTTGTTTAGCCTCGGCGGGTGCTGAACCCCAGATTACTACGCTTCCCAAGAATGCTTGGTTAATCCGAGTTCGTGGGCTTTGGTGGGGTTATCTTCTATCCACGAGTTGTGGTGATTACAAACGAGGATAATCCCCGACATATCCAAGAGGTTCGCATCGCTTTGGCCCGACCGAGCGCGTGAAAGGATTTCGTGACCGTTCACATCTCCGAAGCAAGGTGTTCCGATTATCTCTCTAACTGAACACTTCCAAGTCTCACGCTTGCCGAAGTGCTCGAGCATCGCCTCTCGGCGTTTGGTATTCACCTCACGGCGTTTGTCGCTTATGGGGTTGAGCCGAGTTCGCTTCATCTGCGTTGGCTTGCGTTCCAACGGCTTGCGCTTTAGGGCTTTGGTTTTCGTTTCAGCACTACGGCAGTTCTTACAACGAGGCAAGAACTTGTCTGGCTTGTCACGGCGAGGTATGAAGTCGCTAGTAGGGAGCAGTTCCCTACACGAACCGCAACGCTTGATGTCCACTACTTAGCGATGTAGATAGCGTTATCGGTTGTGTAGATAGTTTGGACCGTCTTCTCGGCGGCCAAATACTTCGCTACTTCCGTTTGGAAAGCGGGGAGTTGCGAGGTGTTCTCAATCACACTCAATCCAATAACTGTCAAACCCTCAAGGGCTTGTGCTTGTGCCGCAATCGCTTGGTTAAGGGTTTTGCTTGGTGAACCAATCGCATTGTTGAGTGCGTTTATATCTTCCGACAAACGAACGAAGTATTTGTTGGTGGTAGTGACATTGTTAGCGGCGAGTGCTTTCTGTGCATTGTTGTAATCCGCAAGAGTGTGCTTTTCAGCAACAACGAAAGTTGGCTTCCAAATCTTCCACATAGCCGCTTCTGCTTGTGCCTTTGTGGTGGTGGTAGTCGTTGGGCCAGAGGTGCTAATGACGCCAGTCGACATAAGAAGAATCGTTGCTACTAGAGCGAAGACCACTGCGGCGACCCACTTGGTCTTAGTGCTTAGTGCGAGGAATCGCTCGGATGGCTTGATGGGTGTAGTGGTCATTGTTCGCCCCTTGCTAGTGCGTTTTGGTTATTAGAACTTACCATAGTGATACCCGGCACACTTACAGGCCCAGCCCCTAGAGCAAATCCACTGCTGAAAAGAACTTCGTTGTTGTTCTTCTCGGAGAACTCGTTATACATTTTGATAAATTGCGCTCGGACAGTTGAGGGATTATCCGTCTGGCAAATCTCCCACCAGCCGATTGCTTTTACGGTTTTGGAAATTGCTTCGTTCGACCAAGGTGGCCGTGAGAGGTTTTGCCAATTGTGTAATCCGTATCGCTCAACGGCATCTGCTACTTCGGCCCACGCTTCGTTGGCACTCATAGATAACACGCCAGCGATTTCAGCACAACGCTTTCGGATTCCCGCAATCGTGGGGTATCGCTCTTCTTTGAGAATCCAATCTTGGGCGGCCCTAAACACGAGCCCGACATCTAAGTCTCCGAGCATCGCATTCCACATCTCCACCGTTTCAGCACTCATAGTGAGATTTGGAAACGCCGCCGATAGGAGAGCGCAAACTTTTGCTGTGTCAATCCGTTCCACTATTCGCCCCTCTGTAGGAACTCTTCGATACCTCTAAAGCCCTTTGGCTTCTTGGTGTCGGTCTTTAGACCCTCACCGTCAGAGAGATAATCTTTCCAGCGTTGCTTAGGGCCGAAGAAAGTCGAGGCGTGGAGTGTGTATTCGATTTCCTTGCCTTTTCTGAAAGCGGCATAATTTACAACTGCTTCTCTCAATTCTGCTGGTGATACCCCAGAGCGAAGTACGGACTTTAGTGCTTGTAGTGCTGCCGAGCGACCTACCTTGCGGGGGTATATTTCCCAAAGGTCGTTGAAGACAGATTCGTATTCCGATTCCTTTTTTGCTTTCTCCGCTTTTTTAGAAGCGGGGGAAGTACTTTTAGTACTTTCTTTCTGTTTATTTATATAAAGAGGTGAGTCCTCTTCAGAAGGGACGAAATGTCCACCTATTCGGACAGGATGTCCACCTATTCGGACAAAATGTCCACCTATTTCTTCCTCTTCGGGAACAAAATCCGGGGTGATATCCACATCAGTTTGTGGGAAAAGAAACTCATATTCGGCCACTCTGCGACCTGATGCGGGGCGCAATAAACGCAAGAATCCATCTTCGACCATTTGTGCTTTTGCGCGCTGAACTGATTTGGTTGAGCAGCGACACAACTTCGCAAGATTTTCGTCAGCGATGAAGAGCCGGTGGTTGTAAGTGTCGTTTTCGATATTGCCGAGTCGTAGGTGAATTAGAAACATAATCCCGGTGTAGGGGGAGTGCTTTTCTACGTATGCTCTGCCAGCATCACTCATAGGTAATTCCTTTGTTAGTTCTAGAGGCAAAGACACTACCCTGCCGAGAAGGGCCAGCGCACGGCTTATTTGGGCCTAAAAAGCCAAAAACCCCCGGAGTGGTATCTCCGAGGGCTTTTGGTTCTAGAACGCCTACAAAGGCGATTTAGGGGGGTATGCGCCTATTCTGGCACTACCTCTGCTGAAACCTTTGCCTTGGTCTTAGCGATTTTGTTCAGAAGAGCGTCGGCTTCTTCGTAGCGAGACTCTGGCAAGTTGGCTACTTTGGGGAAGTTGCCCTCGGCCCACAAGCCCTTGAGAACCTCACGCTGTTCGGGGGTGAGTTGGCGAATCTTGCCGTCGAGAACATCACGCTGGGTAGCGGTGATGATTGGGTCGCCCGACTTGAGCCAAGTCAAGAACTCGTTTGCGCCATCAACGCCCTTGTTCGGTGGGAACACCTTGTCGGCCAAAGACTCACAACGGGTCTTACCGATAATCGTGCGGTGGTCGGTGTCCATCTCAACTACGAGGGTGAACTCATACTCAATTCCGTCACGCTGTTGTGGTGCTAGACCAACTTTCTTCGGTGAGGTGCGACCGGTGCGCTCGTCTTTCTCCAAAGTCCACTCGGTCTTAGAACGCATAGTGGCGATGATGTGACCGTTGAAGTTCAGAATCGCATCAACCATCTGTTGCTGAATTGGCGTAGCGACTTTCCAACCGGCGAAAGAGTTGCCCTTTGCCGCCGCACCTGCTTGGTCAACAAGTTCGAGCAATCCGCCTTGACCGTTGTAGAAGTGAGTCAAGGAGTCAACAACTACGCAAGCGTAGCCTTCTGCTTCAGCAGCCTTGAGTGCCTCAATCAAACGGTTTGGGTGGTAGGGGGCAGACATCGTAAGTGAGTCAAACTCAAATCGGTCGGCGTATAACTTCGCGCTATCGCGCTCGGTGTCAATAACGGCAATCTTTCCACCCTCGGCAAGTGTGGTAGCCCACAACAAAGCCGAGTAGGTTTTGCCTGACCCAGAGGGTCCTGTCACAGCGATTCGGGCCTTTGCTTCGGCCTTTACCGCCTTGGTAAATAATGAACTCATTTGGTTCACCTTTCATCTATTACTCAACAATTACTACGAGTGGTGAAATCTTACCAGAATCTATAGCCGTGTCAAGTCAAAAAAAGCCCTAAATTGCAAGGGTCCTTGCTATGTCACACCCTTTATACTAAACTAGGGTTATGGAAGAAATGACCAACCTGACTAGCCCCGAAGTTCTTGCTGAACTCGGCCTTGTGCCGATGCTCGATGCCACCTCTATCTCGGCTATGGTCAATCGCTACAAGGGCAAGTGCGCCGGGTGTGGTGCGAAAGTTGCCGAGGGCGAGGGTATCTACGCCAACGTTTCGACGTGGTGTGCTGAAGCCCTCTTTGGAATGGGGTGGGGCTTTATCTGCCCTAACGCAAGCGGAGTGGTTGCCAATATCGCCAAGCGTCACGAGGAGAACAAGGTTCGTGAAGCCAAGGTTGAGGAAATCAACAAGATAAGGGCTGCTGAAAAAGAAGCGAAGCGAATCGCCTACGCCGAGTCGGATGAGGGCAAGGCGGAAATCGCTGCACTCAAAGCCAAGCGAGCCGAACTCAAGAAGCGTGGGCTAAAGGTGTGCCGCCGTTGTGGTGGTGCAGGCGAATCAGAAAAGTGGACCTACACGGGTCTTGTTTGCTATGGGTGCGGTGGTAGTGGATACATCACACCCGAAGTGCTATAGTAGAGTTTAGTTATTGAGTAATAGGAGTGGTATGGAAGTTATCCGTGAGTTTGGTGCTGACTTGGCTTTTGCCGGTCTAGACACTATTGGTATGTCGGCGCGGGGTGTAAATCTCACCGGGCGTGACGAGATTGTAGTTTCGGTTGCCGATGGTGAATGGCGAGCCGAGATTGGTGGCTTTGTATCGGTTGAGCAAGCCGAGGCCGCTATGAGTATGGTCCACCAAGGAAGCCTCGTTCGAGACATAGTTGGTGAAAACAACAAGAACCGTTTTGACTTTGCCGTTGGCGTTCTCAAGATGATTGCTGACCAATCGTATGTGTTGCCTACGCCCGCTAAGGACAGCGAGTTAGATGACGCTTTGACCGAGAGTATCCTTGAGGACATTTTCGTTGAGCGTATGTCGGAGATGGAGTAGTTATGTCAGACAACTTTTGGACCAAGCGTGATTACGAGTTCCTAGACGAACGAGGTGCTGATTACTTCGTTCACGATGAGGGCGTGTTTGCTTTCCAAGCGTTCCGTATTTCGGAGAGCAATCCATACTTCGTATCCTTTGACCGAATTGATGCTGGTAAGTCGGCAAAGGTAGGTGACTTCGATTCCCTAGAGCAAGCACAGGCGTTTATTGAATACGCTCGCCGCAAGGGGAACTTCTACACTTCACCAGCAGGTTTCGTATCAAAGAAAAAGGAGAATAACTAATGGGGCTTTCACTCCAAGTAGATGACAGGCAGTATTGGAAGAGCACATACTCGGCTTTCGGAGAGTTCCGTAGAGAGGTAGAGCGAGCGAGTGGAATCACCACCGAGTCGCTTCTCGACAAGGGGTTCACCGAGGCTAATGTTCAGGGTCTATGGGCCGAGAAGCCTAGAGAGCCACTAGCGTTCTTGTTCATTCACTCTGACTGTGACGGAGTTATTGAGGCCGAAGATGCCGAGGTCTTGGCTAATCGCCTTGAGGGTCTGCTTCCGAACTTTAGTGAGGATTGGACTGAAGATGTTGAGGTGTTCATTGACACGCTTCGTGCCGCCGTTGACACCGGGCAACAAGTTGAGTTTTGGTAAAGGAGATACAGATGTCAGATTTTGATTTCAGCAACGAAGAGATGCCGAGCCTTGAGGACTTCTTGGCTCAAGACGGACAGCCCGAAGATTTCGGTAGCGATGACTACGCTATCAAGAACGATGACGAGGCTCTGTGGGCCGTTCGCCGTATCGCCCAATCGCAACGCCGAATTGACGAGGTGAAGCGACAGGCTCAAATCGAACTCGACCGAATCAATCGTTGGGTCGAAGAAAACACGGTCGGCAACCAGCGCGTAGTTGATTACTTCGAGCGCATAGTTGGTGAATACCTAGTGCGTATCCGTGAAAATGAGCAAGACGGTCGTAAGTCACTTGACTTTCCCGATGGCAAGGTGACTAGTCGCAATACGCCTAGCAAGGTATCTGTCTCGGATTTGGATTCGTTCCTTGAGTGGGCCGAATCAAACGGACACTCGGATTGGGTGCGTATCAAGCGTGAGGCTGATGTTTCCACTATCAAAAAAGTCGTAGACTTTAACGGCGAGGAAGTTATCGACCCAATCACGGGCGCGGTGATTTCCGGCCTCTCGCACACCGAGGGTGGCGTGTCGGTATCGGTAAAGGTATCCGAGTAAGGAACAAGGTTTGTGTTGGCGGGTAGTTCTACTCCGCTCTATTCGCCAACACGATTACAAAGAGAAAGCCCGCTAGGTCTGGTGATTAGCCAAACTTAGCGGGCTTCTTGCTCTTAGAGCAAACAATCGCTAATGCGAGATTACTTCGTGATTGAGGTGGGCTTTACTGCGCCGAGGATTCGGTTAAGTGCTGGGTACTTCGCCTCAAGTGCGTGGGCCAGAGTGCTGTATCCGGTCGCTACGGCTGGGGCTACGATTGCGTAAGCCTGCGTTGGCGAGAGGTTAAAGCCAGCCTTTGCTGCTACCGATACGAGCAGACCGACCAGAGCCGGAACTACATAACGAGTGATTTCAGCAGTAATTGCCTTTGGGTCCAATGCTGGGGTTGTTGCCATAATTATCTCCTTTTCAGAGTATCTAGAGCACCCCAGAGAAACCGAGATGCTTACTTATCTTACCGATATCCGAGTATCGGTGTCAAGGATTTAGGAATCTATTTCAGGGGCCGAATCGCGTTTTAGGAGTTTTTCCAAACCTTTTTCAGCATCCGCCCGGTGCCACCCCAAGTGCCGTTCTACCTTGTCTTCTATGGAATCTAGGCGTAGGTCTATGCGCTCGAATTGGGTATCAGCGCGCTCAAACTTGAGGTCAATTTGGTCAAATCGGGTGTCGTGGCGTTCCAAAATAGAGAGGATTTTTTCGCTATCGCTATGCCCCTCGGAGCGCATTTTGTGACTAGAGTGCCAGTTTCCAATCGCAACGATAATCGTTGTGAATGCGGTTATACACGCTGCGATTACATACGGCTGGGTCATAGCAGGATTTTAGACTGGGATTTCCAAATCTCGGTTGCTCTAAGAGGCTACGCCACAGTCGTAAATAAACATCTGCTGACTAACATTTGTAATCGCAAAGGATGCCGAGCCCGAAAGTTTCATAGCGGCTTGCCACTTAAATTGTGGCCCTTGACCAAGATTCCAAGTTCTCGGAGTTTGGACAGCGCTTGGTATTTCCCAAAAGGTTTGTGCGCCTGTAATCGTTATTTGTTTACCATCGTAAGCACCAGTGATATCTATTTTGGTGATTTCTTGATACTTACCGCCACCTTGTAAAGCGTTTGGTGCGATTACTCCGATAGAAACTTCGGCAAGGTTGCTACTTGAGTTTTGACCAGAGGTTCCGTTTGTGACACTCACGGTTGGCTCGGTGGTGATAGTCGCAGTGGTAGAGGCAATAGTTGGGGTTTGGTTGAGCAACTGAATATTTACATTGGACATAAAGGTAGCGGTGGTCGAGCCAAAGAACTTGCTATAGGTTCCGCCGCTGAAATACACTTCGTAGGCATTGGTGGAAACATTAGACCACGCCGAGGGTGCGGCCTGCGCTGTCGCCCCAGATGGATAAGTTCCGGTGAACCCCGTTCCTGTAGTTTGCCAATTACACCCAATAACCTGAACGCCATCGGCTAATCCAAACCCGGTTGCGATAACCGGGCCAGTACGGTTAATCATATTTGGAACTTCGTTTAGCCAGCCACCTACATTTGTTCCAATAGCGTAAACGCCGTTGTTTGGAAGAGAGTAGGTGTGGCTGTTTGCTACTGGCGCGCCCGTTGCTGAACCGGTTGGGAAGTCAACCTGAATAGCCTCGGTGTAGATAGTTGGAACGGATAGGGTGGGAACTGTCGCCTGTCCACCCGAAAGGCTTACGCCTGTTCCGCTATTCAGCAGTTGTGGTGCGCCCGAAATCGTAAAAGTAGTTGTTAGTTCGGCTCGGTAGATTCGGTTAGGCAAGTATGGCGTAGTGGATACGACACTTGGGAAATTGTGGATTGTGCCACTCGTGGTATTGGTGAACGCACTTGTGTCGGTGTATTCCGTTCCTTTTAGAACCACGACTGGTGAACGGAGTTGCCCGATAACTTCTTTCGGCGCACCCGCCAACGAGCCCATAACCCAAGCATCAGGGCCAGAGAGGGCTACCCAAACGGTGTCACCGATATTTGGAACATACGACTCGGAGAACCGAATACGGTGCATTGGTGTCGTGTCGCCCGCGAGAGTGATACTTACGAATGGATAACTGTGCTTCTTGGCGGTGGTGTCGTAGTTGGGGTCGTAGCCAATCACCACAGCCATACGGATTTCCGTATTTGGCTGGTGGCGAAAGTCGCCATCGTTCTTGATGAGTTCGGCTAAACGCTTGAAGTCTGTAGTTGCCATTAGTTGACCTGTCCTTGGTCGTATGCGGCCTGACGGATAGCATCCTTTTTACTACCGTGGCGACGGGCGCGCGCGGTGATTTGTAGGGGGCTATCAAGGTCGAGTGGAATAACCAATTTGTCCACGAAGTAGGAAACGCTTCCATCGCTAGGCAAAGTTGGGTCAACGACAATACAGTTCTTGCGATAGGTCACATTGGGGCGGAAAGGCTCGACATTCAGCACCGTATCTCCCGGCGATACGCTTTGCGAAAGAACCACATCTTGCGAAGAGAAGTTGTTTAATAAACGAATAGTCGTTCCTGCTGGAAGCGAGGTTGCATTTTTGGGAAGACGAACTGGTGAACAGATAATCGAACTGTAAAGTTGGCCCGTATAGACATCCATTTTGAGGTCGGTAAAGACTGTGGCGGCATCGTAGATACCCAAGTGCTTACGGCGAACCTTGATAATGTCTGCCACATCAAGAGCGGGATTCACGACTCCCTCGATAGAAACCTGCTCGTCAGCACCCACATACCAGTTGAGGTAAGTGTTAGCGGCGTTCTGAACCTGCTGAATTGTGTATAACTGCTTACGCCCAGACTCACGACCAACGATACGGCCAAGCGGTCCTTGATAGTAGGTAGGCGAAGTTGGGTCATTGTCAATCGCTTCAGCGCGGAGTGGAACGGCGACTCCAACGCCTTCGCCAGTCGCAATAACGAAGTTCACGGTCTTGTCGACATTGATTTCACGAGTCACTTTGGTAAGTAGCCCACCATCACCATCTAGGAAACTCCAAACTGGCGGTAGCGAGTTCGGGTCGGGAACGGTGCGAAGAACGAACTTGCCTCTCGCATCTACAAACAATTCAGCACCAAGCGCAGTTGCTAGAGCCGTAATGTCTTGCCACGGCGAGCCTGATGAGGTAGCACCGTTATAGGAACTACCCATAATTACGGCATCGGTAATCGGCATATCAACTACGCCAGAGAAGTCAAACTCTGGTGGGCCAAAAGCGGGGTGAACCGGCCATCGGTTATTGATAAGAATCTTTATGGCTTCCATAATCGTTTGAGCCACATAGGTCTGCTCTGGGGTGATGTCAAACGAAGAGATAGCCTCGACTGGAATTGTGTATGGGGTGCGACCTACCGTGACCGGGCCGGTCCATTGGTTTTGAGACAAAACGAGCGATATGTCAGACCCCTTAATGGTGGTCACGACATTTCCCTCTTTGTCTTCTTCAGTAGAAACGCTGGTGATTCGGAATACGCCCATAGGGATTAGTTCGTAGGCTTGGTTATCTGGCACAAGCAAGTTTTCTGGGATTGGGGCTTGGCAAGTCCAAAGGGCAGGGTCAATCTGGCTTGAGTTCCAAAGAACGCCACGATAGACATACAACTGGTGAGCGTAAACATTGACAGGGCCGTAGGCATCGTAAAGGTCGGGAACGATACTCTCGTCTGTGATGGTGATTTCTACAGTTCGGCGCGCGTCTTGGGCCGTGTGGTCAACCGTGACAGTTCCCTTTTCGATATTTAGGTTTGTCACTAATCCGTGCGGAGACTTTGCTTTCACCACGACCATAGGGCGATTAGACCCCAAAAGGGATTGGCGCAGTTTGTCGCTCATCTTTTGCATAGTTAACTTCCGTAGGTGTAGCCGTAGCCGGGTGGTGCGGCTTCTACTGTATCAATCACTAGTTCACGATAGGGCTGTGTTGATGCGTAGTGCGTGACCTGAACATCAGTTTGGATAAAGACATAGCGACGCTCGGCTTCTACAGGGTCAATCAGGATTAGGGTTTCGCCTGTATTCAGCAGATTGAGGAAGTTAGGCCACTCTGCTTCGTTTTCCCAGATAACGGTGAGTTTGGAGTCACGGCCCTGAACCACACCAGCGATTGTGTATGGTCGGCTAGAACCAAGTGGGTAGAAGATACCAACAGGGTGCTTCTGCGATTCCTCAACCTTGTTCTGAACGAGGATTGGGAAGCGTAGGGTGACATCGCTAGAACTAGAAATCCACCAAGAGTTGACAGTAAGTTGGGTCGGCCCAAGTGAGGGTGAGGTCAATCCAGCCACAGGGGTAGTGGAGTCGTTGTTTGTAGAGGTCGCTTGGACACGATAGTAAATATTCTTGCTAGGCGAGCATTCGTAGTCATCTACATAGGCAACGCCCGCTGCTGAAATAGGCAGGTTCTTAGCCTTGCGAAGCGTGGTCCAATTCGTTCCGTTGTCTTCGGTTCGGTCAATCTTCACGGTATAAGAGTCGTTAGCCTCGTTGAGCCAGCCAGAGTTGTTCCAAGTAATTGCGGCCACATTCGTTCCGATTGCTTGTGGTGTTAGCACTTCTGTGGCCAATCCAGCGGCCGTAGCGGTCGCTAGTGAGCCGGAAGCGTGGACATACCAAATAGGCGTGGTGAGTGGAACTGTGAGCGAGCCATCCCAGTTAGCGGCATCAATAATCACGGTTTCTTCGTTTGAGTTTCCATAGTCAAGAACAATCTGACCTGAATCAGCCAAGTCATCAACATTGGAAAGGTTTACGAACTTCGCACCGATAAAGGTGGGCTC